GGCGAGGTACGATCTGGCCGATCGTCTTGTAAAAGGTGTAACCTCTTACGAGACGCTCCAGATGGCCTGGGAATTAACTCCCTGGTCTTGGTTGGTCGACTGGTTTTACGGGTTGGGCGACTACATTGCCGCCAACAACAACACGATTCCAGCCCTACCCGGCGGATTTTGCTGGATGGCTACGGATACTGCGACAAGCAGTTACGCGGTCATTAGCAAGCCTGAGTGGGTTACCCTATCGGGCGCCCACTTCGAAAAGACAACGAGAAAAATCAGGCTAGTGCCTGGTGTCTCCTCGTTAATCCCACCGGTTCCTGTGTTACCCATTCTCACGAATGGACAAGCGTCGATCCTGGGTGGTTTGGTCCTTTCGAGGACCAACTTTGGACCACTCAAGATGAGAAACCTAGCCCTTAAGCCTCGCTAAGTTGCGAAGCGGCTACTTTCTCGTCCCTAAGTAACTGTTCCCTTTAGAAAGGACAGACCCCTGCATGCTTGCGAACACTTTGACTGTGGGTGGCGTAACGCTCACCCGAATCAAGGAAGGTGACTACTCATCGGAATACCGTAAAGTTACGGCGACCGAGGAGTACCGCCTGATCATCCGCCATTCGAACGCGAAGCCGACCCCTGAAGGGTTGGCCCGGGATCGTCACAACATCGAGTTGGTCATTACGACCTTCCCGACGGCGACGGCTCCACAAGAAGTCTCGAAAGCGTACTGGGTTGCTGAGCAGAACGCCAACAACACCAGTATCTGGACGTCACAGAGCCTTTTGGGCTTTATGACGGCCAGTGACAACGCGATCTTGACCGCGGTCCATGGGTGGGATAGCTAGTTGCTGTCCCCTCGTTGAGTTTTGGGGCTTGGGGGGTAACCCCCTTGCTCCTGGCTCAGCGATTGGATGATGTTCTACAGCATGCCATGGGGCACGCAGGAGAAATCCCCGTGCCTAAAAGCCATGTTGTGGGTTTACTAGAGGTGTATCAGGCTGTCTTTGCAGACATCCGATACGCCTACCCTGCACTTGATCTAGAGCTGAGTAGAGACTTGGCTCGGATCACCGCTGCGGTTGAGCAAAGAGGTCTATATGCGCTATGCGCTGACCTCCCAGCACTCGGCAAGCACTTTGACAAGTGCCTTGCTCAGGGCAAGTACGTGCGTTCTGGTCTTCCGCTCTCAAGCGCTAGGACTAGAAGCGTAGCGATCCCCAAGTTACTTGGGGGACTCTACCTACTTGTTTTCGATCGCAACGGCGACCTGAAAGGAGATGCTGATGTATACGCTATTCGCTGTATTCGCCAGGTTTTATACCTGGCTAAAGCAGCAAAGTTGCGTTGCAGTATCGAGGCTGAGCGCACGGAAGTGCGATCTTTCCTCGAGGTTGACGCTTGCCTTCCGGTTCCAGAATCTTTCTGGTCCGCGGAGGAAACGGATCGCTCGGAGGTTGAGGCGACGTATGCCGGTTTCGGCAAATCGAGCCTCTACCACGACCGAGTCCGTTCGCTTGCCGCCGAAAAGCAGCAAGTGATGTCAACCTTCCTCGACAACCTTGACATCGTGTCAGGGATTGTTGCTTCCACCCTCGGGCCGTATCGACCCAATGAGTGGAAGTTCAGGCACGGTCCAGGCGCTGTTGCCCATGTGTCAGGGCCCGTGAATAAATATTCATGGGTCAACTGGTCACATCGGCTTCATCGCGAGTTCCCAATCGCGGATTGTGGTTTCCACAATTTTAGCAGTTGGGCAGATGCGGCTTATGAGTCACACTACTGGGATCCGTCTCAGCAGGGCCGTAAGGCAGACTATAGTTCGGAAGAACCATGGTCTAGGCTCGTAAGTGTTCCGAAGACGTTCCTTAAGCCACGCTTAATTGCGTGTGAGCCAATGGAACATCAGTGGTGCCAGCAAAACCTCTGGCATTACTTTGCCTCGAGAACGGAGCAAACCTGGCTTGGTGAGTTCATCACATTTGATGATCAAACCAAGAACCAAGAGCTCTGTCGACGAGGTAGTTCGGATGGCACCCTCGCTACAGTCGATTTGTCGGCTGCTAGCGACCGTGTAACGTGTCATGCAGTAGGACAGCTGTTCAGGAGAAATCCTGGACTTCTGCTGGCCCTACAGGCATCTCGGACCCGTCGTTTGAGACAAAATCTGGTCGACAATCTTCCAGAGTATGTCGAGCTGAATAAATTCAGCACGATGGGGAGCGCCTGCACCTTTCCGGTCGAGACCTTTCTGTTTCTGTGCGTCGTTGTTTCCGCCATACTGACGAAACGTCACAGGCGGCCGAGCACAGAGACTATTAGGTCTCTCGCTGGTGAGGTGACCGTCTTCGGAGACGACATTGTCGTCCCCGTAGACAGCAGGGATCTCGTCGTTTTGGGCCTTGAAGTACTGCACTTCAAGATCAACGACACAAAGACATACTGGGAAGGAAACTTCCGAGAGTCTTGTGGCGTAGATTGCTTCCGCGGTGTTGACATAACCGCTACTAAATGGAAGGGTCCATACGGCGAGAGCTCAGAGGACATCTCAAGTTTGGTTGATGTGGCGAATAACTTTTATTCAAAGTTTTTCGTCGCCACCTCTCACCATCTTGAATCGACGCTGCGTGTGGTATCCATACCACGCGTACCGATGTCAGCTGAGTACGCAGGTTTCAAGTCTTTTGTAAACCCTGCACCTAATCGCTTTCCTAAGGCGAGGTGGAACCAGGATTTGCAACGGACGGAATTCCTCGTTCCGGTCATTAAGACCATACAGAGGAAAACTGAAACGTGCGGAGACGACATGCTCTTTCAGTGGTTCACTGAAAGCCCCGATCCACTTGATAAGTGGTCTGGC